AAATGTTAGCGGACGCTTTAAAAATTCTCCTGGCAACTGAGTATGCTTTCAGTCTCAAAGCCCAACTATTTCATTGGAATGTGGAAGGCCCAGACTTTGCTCAGTTGCATGAGTTTTTTGGAAATCTTTATGAAGAAGTCTATAACAACAGCATAGATAAAACAGCTGAATATATACGTGCATTAGGGGACTATGCTCCTGGCAGTTATGAACGCTTTAGTGAACTCACTATCATACAAGGACAAATCAAGATTCCACGTGCCCGTCTCATGATCGAAGAACTATTGGCCAACAACGGTCAATTGTTGGAACTTCTTAACAAAACATTTGCCACTGCTGAACAAGAAAATCAACAAGGCATTGCTAATTTTATAGCTGAACGCATTGATGCTCAACAAAAGCACGGCTGGATGCTGAGAAGTTTCTTAAAAGACGAGCGAGCATGAGCAACGACATTAGAGCAATACTGGAACGCCTGTCGGCGGTTGAAGAAGACAAAGTCACTCCGGTGAATGTCAAGCATGGACTTAACACACAACAAAAAGGTGTGCCACAACTGCCAGCATTGTTCAAACCCAAATCAGCCAGTCCTGTATTGAATTCTAAAAAAGATCCAGCACATCCAATGGATGGATACATGGTAGGCGATTCAGTGGAGCCTAAAAAATCTGCACTGGAAGAAGCCATGCAAGAAGTTGAAGAAGATATGTTAAGCAAGGTCAAGAAAGACCTCACACAGTATCTTGACCGGTTAGAACAAAAAGTACGAGTTGATCAAGAACTCAAAGACAAAGCCAAAGACGAGGTACAAGATAGAAATCCAACCAAGCCCGGCAGACAAAAAGGATTTGACCCTGACGAAGTGGATGAGGATCCTACAGAGCAAGAACCCTCAACTGATCCAGCGGCAGTGCCTGTGATCAACCCCACTCTTCCAGAAACCCACACAGTAAAAACTATTGCGTTCGAAGACGGAACCAGTTACGATATTCTTGGTGATGATGCCAATGGCTATCAAGTACGCCATCGGGGTCGTAGTTTGTCCAGCCGGTTTAAAAATCCGGACGAAGCCGATATGGCAGTTAACTTGTTCCGTGCTCTCCGGCAACGCCACCAACCACAGCCGCAGTCAAATCAAGATTACATAGAAGAACGATAACATGCGAATCAATGAACTATTCGAAACTGCTCCAGCTCCCGTTGACGTTGATGCATTAAAACAAGAACTGGTTGCAAAACAAGCTCGTTTTGAAAGACTAGGAGGCATGAGCTATCAATATGCTGATCGTATGATGCCACAAGATTATGAAGCTCAGCAATTGCACAGAGACATCGAGTCTCTATCAAGAAGAATACAAGCCGCAGGTGGCTAACCAAACTCAGCCTTAGGACCGAGTGGGCGGCTGCTGCCCGGGCCAAGGAATTCGCTACTCCAAGGTCCGAAGTGAGCAAATTGCTGTTGACATGCCACTACTAAAACTGTATACTTGCTTTTTTAGGAGGCTTTATGAGCAAGACATTTAACGGCGAACAAAAACTCAAACTCACCCAAATCATCAATGAAGGCATGCAAGTCATGCACGAAATTGAAACACTCAATGGTGGACTGACCGATACCATCAAGGCTGTGGCCGAAGAGTTAGAAATCAAACCTGCCATTCTCAAGAAGGCCATTAAGCTGGCACACAAGGCAGAGTTTGGCCGAGAGAAACAGGACCACGAAACTTTAGAAACTATTTTAGAAACTGTGGGCAAGACTCTTTGATGCTTTCGGCAGTGGTTTTTACTCCAGGTCGTACTGGCAGTCAAATTATTTTAAAAAACTTACAGCAATATTTTGGGAGAAATAACGTCATACACACTCACGATCCGTTGGTGGGTCTGACAACTCCTGCCAAGTTGGCAGTTATCAGTCATCGTCGAGATATATTTTCTGCTATTGTTAGTACCTTGGTGGGCAAACGAACAAATGAATTCACTCATTATCAAGGAAAATACAATAAAAAATTTACTGTGAATCAAACCGAGTTTGAAAGCGCCTATCAACATCATAAGATTTTTTATGAAGTAATTGACAAACAAAATTTTGTTCAATGTGTTGACATGTATCACGAAGATGTGATTGCAGATCCAGATTATTTGTTTTCTAAATTGAATATAGAGAGAACTACCAATTTAAACTTGCAAGCTAAAAGTCCGTACAACAACAGAGAGTTGATAAGCAATATTGATCAATGTTGTGAATGGTTTGATAATTTGACTGCACAAGTTATACCACTGTCACAAATTGATTTATATCGAGCCAGTATCCGTCGGGATTTAAATATAATAAACGGAGTACAATGAGTTATATTGACGCACTATTTGATCGTGAACACGATCGCATACATGTAGTAGAACGCCGTGACGGCGAACGAGTCTACAAGGAATATCCTGCCAACTACATCTTCTATTACGACGATCCTAGAGGCAAGTTTCAAAGCATCTATGGCACGCCTGTGAATAGATTTTCATCACGCAACAACAAAGAATTTCGCAAAGAAGTTCGCAGCCAATCGGGCAAGCAGTTGTATGAGAGTGATATCAATCCTATCTTTAGATGTTTAGAAGAAAACTACAAAGACCAAAATGCTCCAGAATTGCACACAGCATTTTTTGACATTGAAGTTGCGTTTGACAACGAGCGTGGATTCTCGCCTGTGGCTGATCCGTTCAATCCCATCACTGCAATATCCATATATTTGGATTGGCTGGACCAAATGATCACACTTACTGTGCCGCCTAAGCATCTAAGCTGGGACACAGCACAAGAACTGGTGAGTGAGTTTGAAAACACCATGTTGTTTGAGCGTGAAGAAGACATGATTAAGATGTTCCTGGATGTGATTGAAGGTGCAGATGTGCTAACAGGCTGGAACTCAGAAGGCTATGACATTCCGTACACAGTGAATCGTACCACAAGAATACTCAGCAAGGATGACACGCGGCGTTTTTGTTTGTGGGGACAGTTTCCCAAGCAACGCATGTTCGAACGCTTTGGCGCAGAGAATCAAACTTACGACTTGGTTGGTCGTGTGCATATGGACTATATGCAGTTGTATCGCAAGTACACATACGAAGAACGCCATTCCTACTCATTGGATGCCATTGGAGAATACGAACTAGGCGAGCGCAAAACACAGTTTGAAGGCACCCTGGATCAGTTGTACAATCAACATTTTAAGAAGTTCATTGAGTACAATCGCCAAGACACCATGATTATTGCCAAGTTGGACAAGAAATTGCGTTTCTTGGACCTGGCCAATGAACTGGCACATGCCAATACTGTGTTGCTACAAACCACAATGGGTGCGGTGGCAGTGACTGAACAGGCCATCATTAACGAAGCTCATGAACGTGGCATGGTAGTGCCCAATCGCAAGCAACGCCTTACAGACGATGACACACAGGCTGCCGGTGCTTATGTGGCATATCCTAAAAAGGGCCTGCACATGTGGATTGGGTCAGTAGACATTAATTCGCTGTATCCATCTGCTATTCGTGCCATGAACATGGGTCCAGAAACTGTGGTAGGCCAACTGCGCCAGACCATGACTGATCATTTGATCAAAGCCAACATGGCCAAGGGACAAAGTTTTGCGGCTGCATGGGAAGGCTTGTTTGCCAGTTTAGAATACACAGCCGTGATGGAACAACAGCGTGGCACAGAAATTACCATTGACTGGGAAGGTGGCGAAGAGTCAGTTCACTCAGCTATGGAAATTTGGCATATGATCTTTGACTCAAACCAGCCTTGGATACTTACTGCCAATGGCACCATTCTCACTTACGAGAAGAAAGGTATCATTCCTGGCTTGCTGGAGCGTTGGTATCGTGAACGACAAGAACTGCAAGCCAAGAAGAAAGAGACCAAGGATGCCAAAGAAATTGCGTTCTGGGACAAGCGTCAGTTGGTCAAGAAGATTAACTTGAACAGTTTGTACGGCGCTATTCTTAATCCCGGCTGCCGCTTCTTTGACAAACGTATTGGACAGTCAACCACCCTGGCCGGTAGATCAATTGCCAAGCACATGGATGCACACATCAACGAATGCATCACAGGCGAATATGATCACACAGGGCAGGCCATCATCTATGGTGATACAGACTCCTGCTATTTCTCTGCTTGGCCCATCTTGGAAAAAGAAGTTGCAGAAGGACGCATGACCTGGTCAAAAGAAACTTGCATTCAGCTGTATGACTCAATTGCTGATCAGGTGAATGAGAGTTTTCCGGCGTTCATGGAACAGGCATTTCATTGTCCCAGAGACATGGGTGCGTTGATCAAAGCGGGTCGTGAACTGGTTGCTGACCGCAGTTTATTCATTACCAAGAAGCGTTATGCTGTGAACATCATTGACTTGGAAGGCAAACGACTGGATGTGGATGGCAAGATTGGCAAGACCAAGGCCATGGGTTTGGATTTAAAGCGCAGTGATACCCCCAAGGTAATTCAAGACTTCCTGCTAGAAATTCTAAATAGAGTGTTGTCCGGTGTTGGCCGAGAAGAGATTATTGAACGCATTAGAGAATTCAAGTATGAGTTCAAAGAGC